TCTGCATCGTTAGCCGATGCCTCTAGTGCAGGGCTGGCAGCGTTGCTGATAAGGATTCGGTTGTAAAGGTTCTCAGATCCGTAGACATTGTTCACGCTGGCAAACTGGATGCCCTGATAGACCCCTGCAACAACCTCATCGGTAAACACTAGGTTCGGCGTGTTGGGTACAGCGTTTCTCTCTCGGAATACGACCTTGCCATCCTTGCCGATAAACAAGTCCCCAAACTCTGAGTTGCTTACAAGTTGCAGATACTCAAGCACAGAGGTTCCCTCAGCTACCAAGACCCCAAGCATTGTTGAGTTGCCTGTGTCAATCTCTCTTTCATCTGCTGGCCAGTCAACCTCGGGTCTGTCAAGCACAGCGTTCACGCGAGCACCTGAGAGCTGGGCTGTTGGGGTAAACTCCTCAAGCCCTGAGTTAGTCAAGGTTGAGAAGGCATCAGATACATCTATGCGAACCTGTGACCGGTTGCTTGGTGCGTAAACAATGTCAAAGTCATCTATTGAGCCCAAGAACACTGGCTGATTGTTGCAGGTGATCCTTACAGTTCGGCGAGGGATTAGCTGACCAAAGTAAGGGCCGTTGGGATACAAGGGGTCAAAGTGTCGGTCTGAGTTGTCAACAACGATGCTCGAGGTTCCAGCGTCAATACGATCTAGTGCCTGGTTCTTGCCTCGGCTAACGCTTGTGCCAATCAGCCTGTCTGAGATGTCAAAAAATCTCTCACCGCCAAGGGTGAAGCTTGTGTTGTCTAGGACACCTTTGACAGCATCATCGAGGATAAAGGCAAAGGGGTCTGCCTGACCAAGGTTTAGACCTAGTTCAACTTTGACTGCTGGGGCTGGCATTACGCTCCCACAAAGACAGGACCCGAGGTACGCTCATAAGCCTTGATAGCCTCAACGATTGACCTACCGATAGTCGAGCCAGAGCCAACACCGCCATTGACATTTATGTTGTAAACATTTTGTGGTCTGTTGTTTGTGAATTGGCTCATCTTGTTTAGTGGAATAACAGCCTCGGGTTGACCTGCCTCAGCAATGTTGGCTAGGACTCCACCTGGCTGTGGCATAACGACACCGCCGAGGGCAAGCTTAGGGATTTTGGTAGGTATCTTGGCTGGGGTCTTTACTGGCACTTTAGGGATTGAAACAGTTGGCACCTTTGGCACTTGAATGTTTACTGCTCCACCGGTCACAGTAGAGATTAGGCTAAGTGCCGAGTTGGCCAAGCTAATGATGCCGTTGAGCCCACTGATGATTGTGTTGATAAAGTTCTCAAACCTTGTGGATAGGCCGTTGATAACACCGACAACTAAGTTGCTGATTCCATCAAAGACAGTTGTAAAGAACCTGCCTACCTCAGCCAAGCCTTTACCGATACCCTCGAACAACTTAGACCAGCCACCTGCCAAGCCAACCAGGTAGTTGATTAGCAAGACAACACCTGTTGCCAAGAATCCAATTAGGGTAATGACCTTGACAATCGGGTTAGCGTTTAGGGCAAAGTTCACAGCAAGGATGGCAACAGCTAGTGCAGCCATCGCGGTAGTGATAATCATTACAACGCCAGAGTTCTGAGCAAGGAATCCAAACAAGTCTGTGACCAATGGGACAAAGGCCTCGAACACTGGCATCAGTGCTTCACCCAAAGCATCCTGCATAGCAAGGAACGCTAGGGCCATCTTTTGTGAGCCGGTAGCAGTAGCCTCAGCGGTGCCACCGACCTGAGTTTCGATTGCGGTAAGGATAACGTTCTGAGCTTGTAGAAGCTTGCCGGATGCAACGAGAGCCTTTATCTTTTCCTTCTCTTGCTCGGTAAAGGTCACACCGGAGCGAGCTAGGGCAGTGATTCCCTTGATAGGGTCCTGCAAAGCTTTACCAAGCTGAACTGCGTTCTGCTCGGCAGAGCCAAAGCCAGCAGCGGCTAGATCTATGGCAGCAAGTGTGGCTCGGTCCATAGCACCGCCAACAACATCAGCGGTCTGAGCGAGGTTCTTGAAGGTAAGCAACTTAGCCTGTGTTGCCTTGATGATGTCAGCATCGACAGCCAGGGAACGCTCGTTAGTTTCGGCAAAGGCCTTTAGTCTGTCTGTCACCTGATTAGTAGCCGAGCCAAACAGGTTCATCGACTTAGCAACAGCATCCAGTCTGTTGTTAGCTTGCTGGGCTTCCTCGGCTGCTCTAACCGCTGCTACACCCATAGCACCTAGAGCCACAAGGCCGACCTGTGCAGCAGGGGCTAGAGATCTAGTGACTGCCCCAAGCTTCTCGATGGGAGTGTCGAGTCGCTTTAGTTCTCTTTGTAGCTTGCTGAATCCTTGAGCATTGAAGTTGCTCAGGATGTTTATTTTTATGCCGGCCATTATCGGTCCCCGATTACTTCTAGGTTTCTATTGACCTTGTTGACATACTGCTCAACACCCTGCAAGACATAGCCTTGGATGAATGGAACGCTGGCCTCGGCCTCTGGGTAGATGTAGCGTGATGGGGCTCTGCCTAAAGCCCTAATCATTGCCTGACCCTGAGTGGTCACTGCGTGTCTGCGAGTGCCACCTTTCCACTCGTAGGTTCGGGTGACTGGGAGTCGGGTCTTGCCACCACCTCGACCTGCCATGTCAGCGATGCTTACTGCTGTGCCGTTTACAATCACCTGGAGAAGGGGTGTTGCACCATCCATGCCAGCTCTAGCATTACGACCACTTACAACAGTCTTAGTTGTAGCCCCACGCCAAGCTGTTCGACCATTGTGCCTAAAGCCTCTGATGGGTGCGATCAGCGGGATGTTGCCTTGAATCCTGTTGCCGAGAGTGTCACCAGCTCGCTTCATGAAGGCCCTAATCTCAAAGAATAGGTCTTTGTCAACATCGCGAATCTCGGCAAGGGTTTCCCTAATGCCGTAGACCTCGACTGACATACTCTTTATCATTATTGCCTCATCTGTTCTGCTTTGCCCTTTAGATACATTTGCATCGTGAAGAGCATACGCTCGGACTCTTGTAGTAGAGCCGAGGGTGCAATCCCTGTTTCACAGGCCAAGTAAGCGATAAGGAAGTGCTGGCTAGTAGCTCCCAGCCCCTTGATCTTTAGACTTTTGGGTCTGCATCATCGCCAGAGATTGTGTCTAGAGTTTCCACAAAGTCCTCAAAAGACTTGTCAGTCCTTTTGGCTCTGCGTAGTGAATTCCAAACAATAAAGCTCAGGTAGGTTAGGCGAGGGTCCGACTGGATAGTCGTTATGGCCAAGTTGTATCTCTCCTCGAAGGCAATAAAGTCTGGGGTGCCGGTGACAACCTTTTCTTTATTACCATCCACAAACTCAACTATGAATGGGATTTGCATGGTCTTAGACTGTTGCCCTTGTCAATGCACCATTGAGTGGCCAGGTCACGCTAAGCGTGGCCAAATCGCCAATCGTTGAATTGAAAGGGGAGTACTGCGTGACCAAATAGGTACCGGTGAAGCTCGGATTGGTAGCTGACACTGTTGCTGAGGTTGGGCTTACAGTTACAGTTGCGTTGGTTCCCAGTAGTGGGTAAAGAACGCTGTCAATAGCTCCGCCAGCAAAGTCCTGGTGGAACTCTAGTGTGATTGAGCCAGTCTGCAATCCTGCGATTGCTGTGCGGAAGGTTGCACCAAAAGCAGTTGTGTCCTGAGTTTCTACTTCAATCGGCAATTCTACCGATGCAAGTGAGGAACTAAAGTTTGTGCCGTTGATTGTGACCTTGTAGTCGGTAGCGATGAACTTTGCCATTGTTTGTTTTTCTCCTAGTCGGCAAACACATCAACAGCGAACTCCGCTGCTAAGTATGTGCCTTCGTTTAGCTGGATGGGGGTGTAATTTCTCATTTCAGTCACTCGGGTGTCAAAGGCATTGCCACCTAGTGTCTTATCTGATTCTACTGCGTTCTTGATACTAGAGGACCCTGTTGAGGAGCAGAAGGCATCAAGTGATTTCTGGGCAGTTCTTTCCTCAGCCCTGCCGACAATTACGAGAACATTGAAGTTGTATTTGGTCAAGCCCTTGGCCATCGCCTGGTTGTATTCAACAGTCACAGGTCGGACTAAAGCGATTGGTGGGTTTGGATTGTCCGGCATCTCGGCACTTGTCCTGAGCCCTGAGATTGTGGCTAGGTTGGTCGCGATGGCAGTCCGTAGGTTAGTTATGCTCGCCACTATGCAAACCTGATTCGGCGTAGTGGATCTACAAGCTGGGCAACATCAGGGTCGAGTCTGTTGCTGACTCTCATGACTCCGATGTCACCGAAACCTGCAACTCCAAGTGGGCTGTCTAGTCGCTTGTAGATTCGGCTGGACTGAATCACTGTTGCCTGGGTGACTGCTATTGGTGTGGCAGACCATCCCCAAACACCTGTGACCTGCACAGTAGCCTCTTGCTCAAACTG